TTGACGCAGTTTGAAGGAAAGTTTCATGGTAAACCCCTGATGCTTGAGCCGTGGCAGCAGTTTATCGTTGCTAACCTGTTTGGGTGGAAATGGGAAGACGGCAGCCGCCGATTTACGGAAAGTTACATCGAGCTGGCGCGGAAAAATGGAAAGTCCACGCTGGGTGGTGGTATTGCTGATTACATGTTTGCGGCTGATGGCGAGTATGGCGCGGAAATATACAGCGCAGCAACAAAGCGCGACCAGGCGAAGAAGGTTTTTGAAGCCGGAAAGTATCTGCTAAAAAACAGCACCAGCAAAAAGCTTCGCGAAATGGTGACTTTTCAAAACTACAATCTACACATCGAAGAAAAGTACAGCAAGTTTGAACCGCTGTCATCTGACCATAAGCGTCTGGATGGTTTGAATCCACATTGCGTAATTATCGATGAGTTTCACGCTCACCCCGATAACGGCGTATATTCGGTAATGAAATCCGGGATGGGCGCCAGGCGGCAACCGTTGTTGTTTACTATCACTACAGCCGGGTTTAACCGATTTTCGCCGTGTTACAATCAGCGAAAGCTGGTAGAAAATGTATTGGATGGCGTGATAGAGCAGGATAACCTTTTCGGGATGATATATACCCTCGATGAAGACGATGACTGGAAAGATGAAAAGGTTTGGATAAAAGCCAATCCAAACATGGGGGTTTCAGTAAGTGAAAAGTGGTTGCGAAATGAGATTGAGCGGGCAGATGCGGATAATACACAACTGGTGCCGGTTATGACCAAAAACCTGAATGTGTGGACTGATGCTGCAGAAACCTGGATAAAAGATGCTGACTGGATGGCTTGCGATATTGGCGCCTTGCCCGATCTTACGGGAAAGGAATGTTATGGCGGCCTCGACCTTGCCAGCACCCGCGATATCACTGCCCTGGTGCTGCAGTTTCCTGATGTAAACGGAAAACGACAAATATTACCTATTTTCTGGATGCCCGAAATGAATTACCAGGAGCGCGTGGAGCGCGATAAGGTAAACTATGATGTTTGGATTCGTGAAGGGTTTATCCGTATCACGCCAGGTAACGTAACGGATTACGATTTCATCAAAGCCGATATTTTAAAGATGGCTAAGCAATACCAAATCAGAAACATTGCTTATGACCGCTGGAACGCTTCGCAGTTGGTGATTGATTTAATTGAAGAAGGTTTGAAAATGGAGAGCTTCGGACAAGGTTATGGCAGCATGAGCGCGCCCACAAAAGAGCTTAACAAAATGGTGCTAAAGAAAAACCTTAATCATGCAGGCAATCCGGTATTGCGATGGATGTGTAAAAATGTCAGCATCAAACGCGACCCCGCTGATAATATTAAAATCGATAAAAATGCGGCGCAGGAAAAAGTGGATGGTATGGTGGCGCTGGTTATGGCCATCGGCGTAGAATTAAAAGGCGACAATAAAAAAACATACAATCAGCACGGACTGCGAAAGCTGGTAAAAAAATAGTTGTTATTTAACGGAATTGTGTATAACGTATGGTGCTATGAGCAGTAGCGGATTAAAATAACAGAACTTTCAGATTATGACAAACGATAATAAACAGCAGAAATTTTCGGACAGCACAGAACCCGCTATTGCTTATAGCACGTGTTATGCGCCTGTGCCTTCTTCGGTTAAGCACCCTGCAAAATATACGGATAGTTTTATTCCAAAATTTGCGGAACTACTAAATGGTTGTGCCAACGTATTAGATCCTTTTGGTGGCGTTGGTAAACTTGCCCTTATAAAAGAGCATGGGTTTAATGGGAAAGTGGTATGCAATGAAATAGAGCCTGAATGGGCTGAAACATCTCAATATGATGTTGATGAATGGTGTATTGGTGATGCTGCTAATTTGCGATTTGCGAATCACGAATTTGATGCTATATGCACTTCACCAACTTACGGGAATAGAATGGCAGACCACTTTGAGGCAAAAGATGGAAGCAAGAGAATTACATACAGGCACTTTCTTGGTAGACCACTTGATGAAAATAATACGGGTAGGATGCAATGGGGTGATAAGTACCGAAAAAAGCATATTGAGATATATAAAGAGTGTTTACGAGTATTAAAGCCAAGTGGAATAATGATTGTGAATGTTTCCGACCATATACGTAAGGGGCAAGTTGTGAACGTGGTAGAATGGCATAAGCAAACCTTGTTAGATTTTAGTATGAAACTTATTGAAGAAATTAAAATTGAAACACCGAGAATGGGTTTCGGTCAAAACGCTAAAAGCAGGGTGCAACACGAATGTATCTTGGTCTTTCGGCATGGCGCATAACTCGTAAATAAACAAAAACGAAAATAATTATTTGATTAACAACGATTAATAAATAATATTTTTAAAGATTTGGGTTTAAAAATAAAAAACATTGTTGCAAAGAATTAGACAAAGAAATATTTTTAACTAAAAAAAGATTGATTATGGATAAAGAAAATAAAACTCCGGAACAGCACTGGGAGGATATAAAGCAAAAATTATATAAAGGTAAAATTCCTGAATCTACAGATAGAAAAGTAAATAAAGCATTAAACGATGCTGAAGATGAAACTGAAAAATGGGAAGTGCTAATGATTTTTATGGAAACACTCAGAAATAAATTAGGATATTAATAAAATAAAAAATCAACTATAAAGAAGCATGTAAGCGAATGTTGCGTTATTAATTGTTGATAAATATCTAATAACTTACTAATATCTTTCTTGGTTTACGCTTGCATATATCGAACCCTTTAATGTATTTTTGAGCATTAAAGGGTTTTTTATGTCAAAAAAAATCACCAGGATTTTAGGGATACCAATTTACAGCGTGGAATCGCGCAGCGATACTACCACGCTTCGCAATCCGGCAGAGTGGCTGAAGCGTGTTTTTGGTGCTACTTCCAGCGCCGGGGTCGATGTAAACGAAGATTCGGTGTCGAACCTGATGGTGGCTTTTCGGTCTATCGACTTGCTGGCCTCTACCATCGCCGGACTCCCCAAAGGTGTATTTGAAAGACTACCCAACGGAGATAAAAAGCAGCTTATCGATAACGATGTAGCTTTTGCTATTCATCGCCCTAACCAGATGATGACTGAGTTTGTGTATTTTCAAACCGTCCTTTATCAGCTTTTGACCCGCGGCAACAGCTACAGCCGCATCATTACCAGTCGCGATGGCTATACCTTAAGGCTTTATCAAAATAGTGATGTAACGGTTTACACCTACAATCATAAACTTTATTACCGCTTTAAAGATGCTCCGGGGCTGCAAACTTCAAATAATGTCCTTCACTTTAAAGGTCTTGGCGATGGTGAACTCGGATTAAGTCCTATCCATGCAGCCCGCGAAGGGTTCGCCACCGCCATTGCCTCGCAGCGCTATGGCAACAACAGCTTTAAAAACGGAAGCATGCCGCCAGGATACTATTCCACACCCGAACACTTATCGGATGATGCTTACGAACGATTAAAATCTGATTTGGTGGATACCAAAAAGGGAGTGGAGAATGCTAACGAGACCCCGCTTCTTGAAGGGGGGCTGGAGTTTAAGAATTTCGCGCTGAAGCCCGAAGACCTGCAATTTATACAGAGCCGTGAATTTACGAACGCGGAAATCGCGGGATTTTTTGGCGTGCCGCTGCACCTGGTGTATGGAGCAATCAAACAGGGTGGATATAACAGCTTTGAGCAGTTCAGCACCGAGTTTGTGAAGTTTACGATTATTAGCTGGGTGAAACGAATAGAGCAGGAATTGGAGCGTAAACTTTTTACGCTTGATGAACAGCGCCAGCAGAAGTATTTTATAAAATTCAACGTAAAAGGACTGTTGCGTGGCGACATTAAAAGTCAAACCGAGTTTTATGATAAGATGCTTTACCATGGCGTTTTCAATAAAAACGATGTGTTAAAACTTGAAGATATGAACAGCGCGGATAATGGCGACCGCCATTATGTTGACCTCAATAAAATCCCGGAAGATATGATTGATAAATATTACCAAACAAAAATCAATAAAGAAAATGGAGCGTAAAGATTACATCAAAAACATAGAAGGCGCGGAACGGCGTTTTTTCACCGCTCCCGTAAAGGTAGAACATCGCGCTGAAGCGGATGAGGATATCGTGGAAGGCACTGCCGCTGTGGTGGAGCAGGTAACCGACCTTGGGTATATGAAGGAAAAGATTGAGCGCGGCGCGTTCGATGCGGTGCTTACCGATGATGTGCGGGCACTCTTCAACCACGATCCGAACATGGTTTTAGCGCGCACGGCCTCCGGCACGCTGAATCTGTCGCTAAACGATAATGGCGACTTGATTTATGAATATCGCACGCCCGACCGCCAGTATGCCCGCGACCTTTACGATGCGATTAAAAGTGGCGATGTTAACCAGTCATCCTTCGCTTTCCAAGTGGAGGAGCAGCGTTGGGTTTTTGATGATGACAACCCGGACAATGATTTGAGAGTGATAACGAAGTTTAGTCGGCTGATTGATGTCAGCCCGGTAACATATCCTGCTTACCAGGACACTACAGTTGCTGCGCGCAGTCGCGATAATCTGCGTCAGCAAAACAGTATGACACCTAAGATGAAAGTAAATCAAAGAAATCGAAAAATTAATTTAATACAAAAGCGATGAATAAGTATTTGAAAAAGGTTCAGGAGCTGAGAGAAGAGAAGAAAGGGCTCACTGCCGAAATGAAGCAGTTAAATGCAACTGCCGAAAAGGAAGAGCGCGACTTCAACGAAGATGAAGAAAAGCGCTGGGGCGAATTGGAAAAAGAAACGGCAAAGCTCGACAAGCAGATTGAGCGCAACCTGAAACTCGAAGCCGAGGAGCAGGCCGAGCGTGAAGCTGCCGAGGAAGCTGAAAAAAGAGGAGAGATGAAACCAAAACACGGTAACGAAGAAAAAAGAAAGAAAGATTTACGGAAGTTTTCATTCGTAAAAGCGATCCGCGAATATCGCAACGGCAACCTTTCCGGTCTTGAAAAAGAGATGCACGAGGAAGGACAACGCAACAACCCGCAAGGGCAGGGATTGCAGATTCCTTACATAATTCTGAACCAAGGAGAACAGCGTGCCGCAACGGCAACCGGTGTTTCTGGTGAAGTGGATGCAGGTGATTTTGTTCCTACTGAGCTTCGTGGATTTATCGACAACCTTCGCGAGCGTATGGTGCTGACGCAAATGGGGGCCGAT